ATATCCTAGTATAAAAATATTTCAATCTTATGACTATTTCTTTAATATTAATCATCCTAGTAATAGTTTTAATATTTCACATTTTAGACATGTTAAACAAACCCCAACAGCTGCTAGTTCTCCATTAACTAAAAAAATAAAATATTTTTTTAAGAGTTTGATAAACATGTTTTATAGTGAAGTAAAACAGACCATAAGTAAAAAAGAAGAAGATGCACTTTCCGATTTATGTAAAAAGTATATTGGTATGGAATTTACATATATTATTTCATATTATTTATATAATACAAATTGGCCAAAATTAGAAGAATTAAAAATAAAATTACAAACATGTCATAACAACTATGCACAATCATATATTAAATTTGTAACTCATTTTTTTATATATCAATTACTTAATATATTGTATCTCTTAGATTATATAACGCCTATTATTGATACAGTGAATGTTATTACACTAGAATATTTACGAGAGATTATGCAAAAGCAGAATTTAGTAGGAGAAACATTTTTTAATTTGTATGCATTTTTATATACCAAACCTGCAGGTAAGACATTGATTGATAATCTTATAGATCAAGCTATAAAAACATTAGAGCCCATTAAAACTGAATTACAAGCTGGAGTTGAGGAACTAGCAGAAATTACAACATTAGTGACATCTTGCGAACAAAATTTTTATAGCTTATTTAGTGATTTATTATTAGACCCAAATAATATTCATATTATAGTCGTTAAAAACCCTAGTCCAATACAAGATATTGCCAATCTTTTCAAACCAATAGACTCTATCCCACCTATCCCGCTAACAATAGGTGGAATGCTAAAAAAGTCAAAAATGGATCCTGAAAAAAAGTCAAAGGTAGAAGGAAGAATAGCAGAGGAAAAAGAGTGGCATGAACGTGAAAATGAAAGAAAAAGAGAAAGAGAAAGAAATCAGTATATATCTGGAATTAACAGAATTAACACAGAGATGAAAAATATTATTTTGGAACTTTCTACATTTGCTGAAACCAATAATGGTTATGATTTAAGACAACACCCAACTCCGCTTTTTCGGTTTGATGTTGCTAAGAATATCTCGAGACTCGCTATAGATGACACACGTGGAATATATATATGTATATATAGTCCTGCATACATTTCCAGTATTTATATATGTATTTTAATCGACACATATTTTCTTAACAAAATTGTAGAAATGATAGAAAACAAGTATGTTTTTAGCAATGGTAAATTTTTAGATGATACTGATATAGAATTATTAACAAAGTTAATAGATTTTAAAAGAAGTGAAAAGGATCGAGTTATTGGTACTGTACTTTATAATGAACTATTTAACAATTCAAAATTTTTTACGCAACATTCCAATTATATTCCTTTATTTGAAAAATGTAATTTATTTTTATATTATGACAGTGCTGATAATAGTGTGAGAGATATTTACGATAATAAATTATATGCTTCACGTGGGGGAACCATTCTAGGTGGTAAGAAATATCATATAAAAAAAACAAAAAAATTAAAAAATAAAAAAATAGTTAAAAAGACAAAAGAAAAATTAAAAACTAAGACTAGAAAACATAAACCAAGAAAACATAAATCAAGAAAACATAAATCAAGAAAACATAAATCAAGAAAACATAAATCAAAATTAACCAAAACTTTGAAAAAGAAAATATAAAATCTATAGTATAATTATTTTTATTTGAACAAAAATAATTATAAAGTTATTAACATTTTTATAATTTGTGTTTTCTATATTTATGCTTTATAGATTTGTGCTTTCTTGGTTTTTTATGTTTTAAAGTTACTTTTCTTAGGTTTTTTTGCCGTCTAGTTTTTTTAGATTTCGTTTTTAATTTTTCGTTTGTCTTTTTAACTATTTTTTTTTTAAATGTAATATTTTTCTTGTAATATTTCTTACCGCCTTGACTAGATTGACTTTGACTAGGTTGACTTTGACTAGATTGACTAGATTGACTATATCTAGCATTTGGACCCCTATAAGTCTTTTCCTTATAAGACAGTACTTGCTTTTTGGAACGATTTGTAATAGTTTTTGTAGGACCAGAACTTTCTTCTTCAAATTTACTAATTTTGTATTCTATTGATTGTTGATCATGTTCCTCAGACAATAACATAGATGTAATTGCTGTTATATCTTTTATTTGTTCTGTTATTATTGCATTTATAGTAATACGAAGTCCGTCTGGATAACCTAATCCAACATGTAATGTATCATTAAAAACATCTTTAATTTGTGATAAGGAGATTTGATAGCTTGATGGCACCAAAAGTATATCAGAAGGAAGCATAACGCAGCCACTCTTCCTCTCCGCTGCCCTATTTGCGTTAAAATTCTTAATTAATTCATCTAATATAGTTTCTGTATGAAATGACCCATCATTTATAAAATAATTCAATATATCAGCACTTAAAAATGGTATTAGACTATTATTTGTTATCATAGTATCAAGAGATGAAAAAAGTTCCACTAATGATTTATAATCATAATCACGAGGTTCAAGTAAACTTTTTGCCGGAGCAGCATTTGAAGTCATATTAACTTTAAACCACTGATGTATATATACATTTATATTCAATGTAATATTTCTTATATAAGCAATGAGTGCCTCTGTTTTATATATAGATGGGCGAATAAGAGGAGCCATATGACCTGTCCGACTTGCTTGCTTAAAGTATCCATCTACAAACAACTGTATAATTTGATTAACTGTCTCTTGTGTACTATATTTAATAGCTTTTTTTTTTTCCATAAGATGATTTAAATATAGGAAACACGGGTGTTTTTCTGGGTCAATGCCACGTTGTTGTTTTCTAATATCAGCAACTGCTTCATCTAAATCTTTCTGTTGTATTATTTGTGGATATAATTTTTGATATTTTGGCATACAATTTTGTTTTAACATTTTTAGTTCTTGTGGTGTATAACGCGGCTTATAGTTTTCACGGCAATCTATTATTGTCTTTGCTCGAAATAATAGAAATCCAGCGTTAGATGTATCATTATCATAAATTACTTTATAAAGTATATCGATTATTGATATAAAAGACGCTTTTTTTTCATCAGATACGCTTAAGTTACTTACATGTAAAAGTAACTGGATTATTAATGTAAAAGACGCTTTTTTTAATGTAAAAGACGCTTTTTTTTTTTCAGATTCAGCAGATGTGTCTAATTCACGAATGAACCTGTCTAATTCACTAATCAATTGTGTAATCTTAGCATTTAATTGTTGAATATAGTCATCAACAGGTCCTCCTCCATTTTGCATAGGATTAACTTGCATAGGATTAACTCGCACAGGATTAACAAGCTCCAAAACAGACATCCTACTAGTTATTTGTTCACCCATAAATTCTGATTCTTGGTCGCGTGTCTGAAAAATATTTGGTGATAATTTAAAATCACAATCGCTTGCTGGACTATCTGCAATTTCTTTTAATACATTTAACATATCTGTATTAGTTATAAAATGATATACTATTTTTCTTACAATATCATCAGCACCAACCTGAAGTTGGCGTTGTAATATATCTAATAATGTTCTATTAGTAGGGATTAATGATATTATATCGAGAAATGACTTCAACTTTGAATTATGTAAAGTATATGCTTCTGTATAACGTTCATCACCATTAGTTTGGGGGATAATTTGAATTTTATCAATAGTGGTCGGGTCTCCTTTAAGTGCCGCAATAACTGCTGTAGAAAGAGCATGATAGTCTAGAATACAATAAGCAATCTCACGAGGGTCTGTCATTTTACTTAATATTATACTAGACACATTAGTAGCAAGTTCTTCATTATTATTACACATTTTTAATATTACATCAGCGAAGGTAATTCTTAGAAACTCTTTATCTGTTATTACCATATTTATTATATTCATAATTAATTGAGCAAAAACTATAATTATATTGCCTCCGGCAGCTGTAATTACAATAAAATTAGAATATTGTTCCCCGCTTCCGTCTTTTCCATTTAAATAATTACAAAATCGTTCAAAAAATTTTTGAAGTTCTGGAAGACTATCACAATGCCGTAAAAAAACAAGACGTTTTTGTCTTTTTTGAGCTTTATCATCCGTTGCTCCTCCTCCTTCATCGTTCAAAATCATTTGTAACTCTTTTATAAACTTTTCTAATGGAAAATTAATCCCGTATAACATAACACCTATGTTATGTAATGCTCCATAATCATTATTAATGCTCGTTATGCTTAAATCAAAAAATTCTCCAGCATAACTTGGTTGAGTAGTCATATTATATTATTTTATATATATTATATATATTATATAATAAAAATTGAATTTATAGACTTATACTAATAAGTTATAAATATGTCACATTCAAGTATTACTAAATTTATTAATTATATTAACAGTTGTATAACTAATCAAAAAATTATTATAAATGAAAACAATAATAGAGTTAAATGTTTAATATGTAAGCATAAACCATCAATAACTATTCATGATTATATTGAGAGAATTTTTAAAAGCGAGATTATTGATGAGCAAAATTATGATGCCATTATTTTACATACCATAAATTTAATATTTTATTTAAAAACAAAAGGAATATATTTAAATAATTATTCATGTCATCGAATACTTGCAACATTAATAATGCTATCAAGCAAAATTATTGAAGAAAACCCATATTCTAATTGGTATTGGGGAACATTATGCGGAGTTTGTTTAGAGGACATAAATATGATGGAACGTTCAATTATACAAATATTAGATTACAATTTACATATTGTTATTTCTCAAAACAAGCCATTAATATTTATAAGAGCGTATACTAAAGCATATAATAAATTAATTTAATAAAATATAAAAAATTGAAGTATTTTTTTATATTTTAAATTCATTTTACATATGCCTCTTCCTATTTGTCCAATTACTCAGGATATTATGAGAGAACCTGTTATAGATAAAGAAGGCAATACATATGAAAAATCAGCAATATTAGAATGGCTCAAAACAAATAA